AGATGTTGGATTATATATGATTAATTTAATTCAAGAATCACGTATTCCTATTCATGCTAAAGTTCTATCTGTGGCAGCTTCGGCAGCATTATATTTAACTATTGCTTATAAATATAGAACTGCAAGTAAAAATTCTATTTTCTTGCTTCATAAAGGAAGTTATAGCATAGGTGGCAACGCTTCTGAAGTTGAAGATGTAATGGAATTTTATAAAGGTGAAGTTGATAATAAGATTGTTGAATTAATTCTTAGTAGAACCAATGTTTCTAAAGAAGAATTAAAGAAAATTAGAAGGAATGAAACTTATTGTCTTGGAGAAAAGGCTTTAGAGTATGGATTTATTGATGAGATTATTTAAATTATAAAATATATTAATAATACAATAATATAAATTTAAAGGAGAATATTTAACCATGAATTTATTTGAAGCAAAGGCAATCTATGATTCTGAAACTGGAAAATTTTTAGAAGAATTTTATATTAATAGCAATCCAGTAGATTGTGATGAATATTATTTCTATTTAGAAAGAGAAAAGGATGCTGAAGATAAGAAATTGAAAAATAAGGCGAAATTAGAATATAAAGAGAAAGAATTAGTAAAAGATAATCCTTATCAATACAATGACGATGAAGTTTGTGAATGTGATGAATGTAAATACAAAGATAAAAAGAAATATGAAAGTTGTGATAATGATTGTAAATATATGAATTGTGATGAATGTTGTAATGATTTTTGTGATTGTGAGAATGAATGTTGTGAAAATTATGAAGAATGTAAAGTAGAAGAATTTGATTACAGAGAATTGTTAGAATTGTTTACATGTAGGATTCAAGAAACAAATGGTAATAAAAATTCTATTAAATCTATCTTGGATGAATTTGCGGATATTTTTATTCCAGATTATAATGAGGATGAATTTGATATAATTGGTAAAGAATTAGAAGATGAATGTAATGAATGTGAAGATAAACAAATATGTATGGATATTAGTATTATTGAAAATTTTTATGATAAAATAGAAAATTTAGATTGTGATTCATGTGTAAAAAATGTTTTATATGAATTGTTTGTGTTAGGTAAGGAAATTGGATGGAGAGATCATAGGGGATTTATACGTGAGTTGATGGATGAAGCATTGGAAGAATAATATATATTTTATATTTTAATGTAGATTAAATCTACTAGTTAGTTTAATTATTAATTAGTAGATTTTATTGTGCATTAAAAAATGCATAAAAATATAGGTAGTGACTTACCACTGTGGAGGTATAAATATGAATATAGATAATTTTAGAGGAAGAGATTTAAAAAATGTAATGAAAATAATATGTGATAAAGAATTCTTTGAAGAATTAGTAGATTTTCCAAATATAATTATGAAAGATGATATATATTATTATAAAGGCATTCCAATATCTATTGATGAAAATTTAAAGCATAAGACTTGCGAGTTAGTATATAAAAATGATAACAATTTTTATGATGACATAGTGGCAAATCTTAAACAAGAAGCAAAATATTTGAATGATAGACTTACGAGATTTAGAAATAATAATGAAATGAATGGATATATTGCAACATTAAAATCATTAAGAGAAACATTAGATTTAATCAAAAAGTATGATTGGCAGTTAATGTATTCTGAGTATGATATAGAATATAAAAGTTGTCTTGATGGTAAAGATAAAATAAGTAGAGAAATTGCAGTATGGGAACAAAATCATGAAGGTAGTATAAGAAATCATAATAAATGGAAAATAATAAGTAATACTTCTCATAAAAATAAATTTGATGAGTAAAATAGATTAAACCTACTAAATTTTTATTAGGTTTTCTTGTGTTTTAGTTAGTATAAATGTGAGATTTTGTTGTGATATAGGTAGTGTCTTACCACTAAAAATATTGGGTCATGTCCTACCATGAAAAGGAGAGATAATATGTCAAGTTATAAAAATTTTAATTCGGACAGAAAATTTATTCCAAAAGTATTATTAAACAAGAACAGAGTATTAACTATGTCAAATAATCGTAAGTGTGATTATTTAATTGTAGATGTTGGTAATAATTTAACTTCTATGATGGCAATTAATAATCAAGGAAATAGTAAAGATATTTTAGTAGTTAAAACATTTGAGAATAAAACAATTTCTGAACTTGTAGATGAAGCATATTGGTTATGTACTGAATTTGGGATACGAATTATTTTAGCTGATAACCGAGGTTTAGGAATAGGTTTTATTGAAACATTTGAAATTAATATTAAACAAGATAATATACAAATTAAATCATTAGATGGAAATAATATTAATCAATTTATAAATATTAATGAAATAATAAATGATTTAAATAATGGAGTTTTAAGATTTTTACAAACACCTGAATTAGCTAAAACTACTTATATTAAACCATTTTTAGGTTTATCAAATATAATAGAATATCATAAAGAAACATGTAAATTAATTGATGAAATTAATAATCTTGAAGTAAAAATAAGATTGGGTAATATTGTTTTGGGTCGTTTAGATGAGACTATTGGTAAAACTAGATTAAATTGTTTATTGATGTTTTATTTTTACCCAATGAGTATATCATCTGAATTAGAGGATGATACAATAAATAATAATGAAAAATATGATATTGCTAAAAGAAATTCTAAATATGAAATAATACATGGTACATTTTATAAGTATTTATTTAAGTGTATAGAGAATGATAAAATTAAGGTGATTTTTTATCATAGTGGAAAACATAAAATTAAGCAATTTCAGAATATGATTGATGAAAAACAATTTAAAATGTTTTTAAAAGATATAAAAAATATAAGAAAATCAAAAGATAATTTAGATATTGAATTTTATAATGGTAGTTTAATACAATTTATTTATGCTAGTGACAACGCAAGAGGTTATAAATGTCATTTTGCTGTGGTAGATACTGAAATTGATAGAGAAATATATAACAATGTGATTTGTGGTAAGACAATTTTATTTGATATGGCAAAAAGAGATGGTAGATTAGAAGAAGATAATTATTGTATTGAGTTTGTTGAGATGTAGGATTTATAAATTAATAAATTTAAATAACTTTATTTTAGAGAATACGATTTTAGGGTAGCTCCCTATTCTCCTGTGTGTATTCTCTTTTTTATTTTTTATATGTAATGGGTACACAGGAGAATAAAATTACAGGAGGTTGGTATTAATGTCATTGGAAACAAAAGAAGTTGAATTAACTTGGTATATAAAAACTAAAAAACATTATATTAATAAAGGATACCCATTTACTAATTATGGAGATAAATTTATTGCAAAAGTTGAAGATTTAAGTAATGGATGTTTAGCAATGGTAGAGGTTAAATGTGATTATTGTGGAAAAGTATTCTCTAAAACATTTCATCAACACAATTCAAGGAGAAATAATATAATTACTAAAGATTGTTGTGATAATTGTAAAGGTAAAAAATCGGCAGAAGCACATGCTAAAACTCGTAAGATAAAAGAAATTACTACTAAAAATATATTTTCTAAAGATTCACAACAAAAATATAATTATACATATAAATCTGAATATAAAATTATAGATGAAAAAGATAATCAATTATTAGGTGTTTATAGAATTATTAATAAAATTAATGGCAAAGTATACATAGGTAGTGCAATTAATTTAAAAACAAGAAAAAATAATCATATAAATAGATTGAGAAGAGGTAATCATCATTCTATTCATTTGCAGAGATCTTGGAATAGATATGGGGAAGGTAGCTTTGAATTTGAGATAATAGAATATATTGATAATAAAGAAAATTTAATTGAACGTGAACAATATTGGATGGATTATTATAATTCATATAATGATATTTATGGTTATAATATGCGTCCTAAAGCAGAAAGTCCTTTAGGTACAACTCATAAAATATCAGAAGAAACAAAAATAAAAATTTCAAAAGCAAATAAAGGTAGAATTAGAAATGACATAAGAATACAAAATAATAATAATTGTATATTATCAGAAAATCAAGTTTATAATTTAAAAATTGATTTATCTAATGGTATACATCCAAAAGATATTTCGGAAAAATATAATGTAAAAATTAGTTATGTATATGATATTGTTTATAAAAGAAAATTTAAATATATTTTATCAGATTTAGATATAAATTTTGAACAAAAATTAGGAGGTCAGAAGTTAAATAAAGAAAAAGTACAACAAATAAGAATAATGTTAGTAAATAATATATCTATTAAAGAATTAGCAAACACATTTAAAGTTACTGAAGCAACTATTAGAGATATAAAAAATTTTAAAACATGGAAAAATGTTGTGTAAGGAGTGAAATAATTGCCTCCAGTAAATAATAGAAAACAAAAACTACAACAAAAAAAGAAACCACAAATTGAATCAATAACTTGTGCATCTTGTGGATTGCCTAAGAAACCAACTGAATTCTATAATTCATCTAGCGTTTTCCATGCAGGTACAGGTAAAGTGCCATACTGTAAAATTTGTCTAAAAAATATGTCTGTAGATAGCAATGGTAATATAGATATTGAAAAATTTAAAAATGTTTTAAAAGAAATTGATAAACCATATATACATGACGTTCTGCAATCTGCTTATAATCAAGCAGATAAAGAAAAAAATGGTGAAGGAGATGCAATTGGGAATTTTTTTAAAAATATCAATTCACTTCCCCAATATAAAAAATTAACTTGGGTAGATTCTGTATTTGAAATAGTACATGAAGACGATGATAACACAAATTATTCTAACTCAAATCTTGATAATTTTACAATTACAGATAAAATTATTGATAAATGGGGATATGGATACTCTAATGAGGAGTATTATTATTTTGAAAAAAAATGGAAAAAACTCATAGATAATTATGGAGAGAAAACATCATTACATACAGAAGGATTAATAACATACATTAGATTTAGAGTAAAAGAAGAATTAGCAACTGCTAAAGGCGATGTAAAAGAAGCAAAAGAATGGGCAAGTTTAGCTTCTACTTCTGCAAAAGATGCTAAATTAAATGTTTCTCAATTATCAAAATCTGATATTAGTGGTGGTGTTGAATTACTTCCACAGTTATTTGAAGCAGTTGAATCGGAAATTGGAATTATACCTACTCTACCATATCTTAAAGAACAACCTTATGATGATGCAGATTTGATTATTTGGTGTGTTGTAAATTATATTCGTAGGTTAGAAGATAAACCAAGAATTCAATATAGAGATATTTGGAATTTTTATGATGAAATGCTTAATGAATTTTTTATGCAACAAGGATACAATGAAGAAGCAATACAGAATGAAAAAATAAAAAGAAATAATGTTTTTAGAGATTTAGGGAAAGTTTACAGAGAACCTATTTATGAGGAAAGTGATATATAATGGCAAGTTTTTCTAATTTTGAATCTAAAAATAAAAAGCATGAAAAAGATAGATATGATATATATGAACCATCTTTTGAATCTCCTGTAAAAGTATCAGAATATAATTCTTCAATAATAACTAAACATATTACAGAATTTACAGAATTATGTTCATTTCTTAGGTGGATGCCTGATATTTTTTGGGATATGTATAAACCAGAAACTGGTGGATTAACATTTGATCTTCATCAAAGAGTAATGCTTAGATTAATATCTCGTTTTCAAGAAGATTATTTTTGTGCTCCAAGAGGAATTTCAAAAACCCTTTTACACATTATGAATCAATATCATACTGCTTGCTGTTTCCCTAATATTAATACTTCTGTGACAGCATCAACAAAAGAATCTGCTGTTAAAATATGGAAAGATAAACATGATGAGATATTAAGATTTTATCCTTCTTTTGCTGAAAATATTAGGTCTGCAAATTTTACAAAAGATACTGGTAAAGTTGAGTTTGTAAATGGAAGTATTGTGGATAGTCTTGCTAATGCTCAAACTAGTAAAGGTCTTCGTAGAAGAAGAGGTGGGCTTGAAGAATCAGCATTAATTGATAAAGAAACATATGATGATGCTATTGAACCTATTTTTAATATTGCACGAACTACTATGACAGGAGAAACAGACCCAGAAGAGTTAAATGGACAAATTAATAGATTTTCAACATCTGGATATAAAAATTCAGATGAATATGAAAAAATATTAAAGATGTCTAGAGATATGATTGATTTAAAAGGTTCATTTGTATTTGGTTCAGATTGGTTTATTCCTGTTCATTTTGGTAGACAAAAGAAATCAGTGATTGATAAATCAAGAAAAAATAATGTTATTCGTTTTCGTCAGAATTATCTTTGTGATTGGATCGGGGTGTCAGATGGGGCGTTAATAAATATTAGTAAATTAATCAAAGCAAGAGTTGTAAGCCCACCAGAATTAGAATGTCCAAGAGATAAAAAAGGTAATTTTGATTTATGTGAATATGTAATTGGAATAGACGTT